TACGCGAAATAGAACTAGAAATGGCTCAACACGATGCTCAGTGCGAAGAAAGATGGAAAACCACCTTCAATCGACTGATGGATATTGATACGAGCATTAAAAGAATGGAGAACCGTATTGTAGTCGGTGCTGGAAGTGTGATAGTCTTCCTCGCTGGTGTTATCGTTAGTCTACTGTGAGGCGGGGTCGAGAAAAAGATTTAAATAATTATATCAATGTTCGTATTGGGCAGCTGAAGCAAGACATGAATAAAGCGCACGACGAATATGACAAGCAATGGTACAACAGAATTATTCAAGAGTTGTGTTGGGTTAAAAGTCAACAACACAACTGTTATATCAGGGAAGAATCCCTAGACGCATATAGCGCAGAGTAATAGTATGCCAGCAGGTAAAGGTACTTACGGTAAGAAACGTGGACGTCCCGCAAAGAAAGGCGGTAAGAAAAAGAAGTCTATGGGCGGCTTGACAGCAGCTCAGAAAAAATTGCCACCAGCGTTGCGTAAAGCAATCATGAAGAAGAAGCGTGGCGGTAAGAAAAAGAAGTAGAAAGACTGCAAAAAAGCGCCCCGTGCCTACAAATAAGAAGTTGTATGCACGAGTAAAAGCACAAGCAAAGCGAAAGTTTGCTGTATATCCCTCTGCTTACGCTAATGGATGGCTAGTAAAAACTTACAAAGCCAAAGGCGGTAAATACCGCATGGGATCTAAATAATGGAAATTGTAATTGCATTTGTAGCCGGTGGATTAACACACTGGGCCTGGGGTAAGTGGGGCCATAAACTAAAAAAGATAGATGGCTAAACCGAAAGGTGGCCTCAGTAAGTGGTTTAAAGAGAAGTGGGTAGATATTTCCCGTCCAAAAAAGGGCGGGGGGTATATGCCTTGCGGTCGTAAGAAGTCCAAAAAGGGAAAATATCCTAAGTGTGTTCCAGCTTCAAAAGCTGCTCGAATGACAGCCGCTCAACGTAAGTCTGCTATTCGTCGTAAGAGAGCCGCAGGTAACCCAGGTGGAAAGCCGACTATGGTAAAAACTTTTACTAAGTCGAAGAGGAGAATGCGACGTGGCAGCAAAAAGAAAGGGTAAGAAGAGAGACCCTCGCTTAAAAAGAGCAGGAGTTTCAGGGTTTAATAAGCCNAAGCGNACTCCTGGGCATGCAAAGAAGTCTCATATTGTTGTAGCGAAGGTTGGGGCTAAAATCAAAACAATTCGTTTTGGACAGAAGGGAGCTAAGACTGCNGGCAAACCAAAGGCAGGAGAAAGTGCAGCAATGAAAGCAAAGCGTAAAAGCTTTAAAGCGCGTCATGCAAAGAACATTGCAAAGGGCAAAATGAGTGCAGCTTATTGGGCCGATAAGGTGAAATGGTGATGGGGGAGGAACTAGAGAAGGCAGGCTTTCATCCTGCAGATGTAAATGGCGACGGTAAAGTATCTAAGGTAGAACAAGAAATGTATCTTGAGTTTAAACGTAAAGAGCTAGAAGACCTTGATGCTATGCGTGATGCTCAAAGAAACATGACTTGGTTTGCTCTTGCAGGTATGTTGTTATATCCTGCAACGGTAATGACAACTGAGCTTATGGGACTTCACCAAGCAGCAGAAATACTAGGGGCTATGGCTTCCGTATACTTTGTATCTGTAGCAGGCATTGTAGCAGCCTTTTTCGGCACTCAAGCATGGAGCGGTAAAAAATGATGAGTTTTATTCTAACAGTATTTGATATATTATATGCGGTTCCGGTAATTGTAACCGTATCTTCAGCAATAGCGGCAACAACTCCAACTCCTATGGATGATAAGATTTGGAGTAAGATTTACAAGTACATTGATGTATTCGCAATTAACGTAGGAAAGGCAAAAGAAAAATAATTATGGCAGTAGAAATAAGTAGAAGAGATTTAATCTCTGAACACATTGTAGAGTTTTTACCTGAGACAAGGTTTCTCAAACTTCCAGTAGATCCTTATTTGGATATGCTCGGCGTTACACCTTTACCTTCTCAAATGGCAATTATAAATGCAATTAACAATAATAAATATCGGTTTGTTTCTGCAGCAATTTCTCGTAGGCAGGGCAAAACATATATTGCAAATATAATAGGGCAGTTAGTTTCGCTAGTGCCCGGTTCTCATATTTTAATTATGTCCCCGAACTATGCCTTGTCTCAGATTTCTTTTGANCTACAACGAAATCTTATAAAACACTTTGACTTAGAAGTTGCAAAAGACAATGCTAAAGACAAAGTAATAGAATTAACAAACGGCTCTAGTATTAGAATGGGTTCTGTTAACCAAGTTGACTCTTGTGTAGGTAGAAGTTATGACTTAATTATCTTCGATGAGGCAGCTCTTGCAGACGGTAAGGAAGCTTTTAATGTAGCTCTCCGCCCAACACTAGACAAAGATAACTCTAAAGCCTTATTTATCTCTACTCCACGAGGAAAAAGTAATTGGTTTGCAGAGTTTTTTAATAGGGGATTTAGTGATGAATTTCCAGAATGGGCATCTGTTCGTGCTACTTATAAGGATAATCCACGAATGTCTGAAAGCGATGTTACGGAAGCTAGAAAAAGCATGTCCGAAGCAGAGTTCAAGCAAGAGTACGAAGCAGATTTCAACACATATGAAGGACAGATTTGGAACTTTAATCACGAAACCTGTATTGAAAACTTGGAAGAATTCGATGTTTCAAAAATGGATATATTCGCAGGTCTTGATGTGGGGTATAGAGATCCCACTGCCTTTTGCGTTTTGGCATACGACTGGGACGAGGAAAAATACTACCTCTTGGACGAATACTTAGATGCTGAAAAAACTACTGAACAGCATGCAACAGAAATTAGGAGATTGGTTGATAAGTGGGACATTGATTTTATATTCATTGATTCAGCGGCTCAGCAAACTAGATTTGACTTTGCTCAGAATTATGATATTTCTACCACCAATGCCAAAAAGTCTGTACTTGACGGTATTGCTAATGTGGCTGCTGTTGTTGATAATGATAATCTGATAGTAGACCAACGTTGTTCACACTCGTTATCTTGCCTAGACCAGTATCAATGGGATCCCAATCCTAATCTAGCTCGTGAAAAGCCGAAACATAATATGGCATCGCACATGGCAGATGCGTTACGGTATGCAATCTATTCATTTGAAACTTCTTCCAGCGGGTTCTAATGGTGACCAACTCAAAAATAATGTTTGACAATTTAGTTTCCCCAAGTTATAATTTCGTTAATAAAAGTAGTATGTATAAAAAATGAAAGAGCTAAAAAGAGACCCTGTAAAGTACATTCGCGATAAAGCGAAAGCAAGATACGAGAAAGCTGAAGAGTGCTACATATGCGGAGCAACTACTAAGCTTGACTTTCATCACTACTATAGTCTAAGCCCGCTTCTTCAGAAGTGGGTAAAAGAACAAGACTATATGATGGAAGATATTCGAGAATTTAGAGACGAGTTTATTAACGAGCATATCGAAGAATTATATGATTATACAGTCACTTTGTGTCATGCTCATCATTTGAAACTGCACTCTATTTACGGTCGTAACCCATCACTACACTCAGCCCCCAAGCAACAGCGTTGGGTAGGAATACAAAGAGAGAAGCATGGCTTGGTATAATTTTTGGCAAAATACAGAAGAAAAGCTGAATCCAGCCCAGCCTTACTTTAATGAAAAAAGCATTCCCTCAAAAGAATTTACGTTTAGCTATGAGCGCGCCTACGAAGACCTAGAAGTTGTTAATCGTGGCGTAAATATGCTTGTAGATGACTGTGCAGAAATTAATGCAATTATTGGGGCTGCGAGCCCGGGTAATAGTGTGGTAAAAGGAATTAAAAGGTCTCGTGTTAATCTTTTACTAAATCACGAACCTAATCTTTTTCAAGATATTAATACTTTTCGTAGAAACTTAATTACCGATTATATACTAGATGGAAACGTCTTTATTTATTTTGACGGAGTACATCTTTACCACCTACCTGCAAGTAAAATGACAATTCATGCAAGTGAAAAAACATATATTGACAGATACACGTATAACGAAGCAGTGAGCTACTCTCCCAGTGAGATTATTCATATTAAAGAAAATTCGTTCTATTCTATTTATCGTGGAGTATCTCGTTTAAAGCCTGCGCTTAGAACAATGGTACTTAT